AGTGTCAGCTTCTTTTTCGCAACCAACCCAACCAACCAAGGAAATTCCCGTGAAGAAAACCTTCAACGTAACCAACAACATTTCTCGCGTAACTTTTGACTACATCCGAGACAACCCCGGCTCCACGCGTAAGGAGATCATCCAAGCTCTCGAGCATCAAGGCTTTGCAGGCGGGTCAACATCAAGTCTGATCGCACAGATGAGACGCAACAACATGATTCATGAAACCAATAACGCATACTACGCAGACATACCCGAGTACCGCCCAATCAAATCACTCAAGGCACTTAAGAAGATGGATGCGCCCATAGCGCCACCCAAGCGCAAGTACGAGAAGAGAGCCGTGACAGGTATCGGTGCGCTGTTGCAGGCTAAACTAGATAGCACCCCCACGCCCGTTGTTTCTGAGCACATAACGCCGAAGCAGAAAAGCTTCCTCACCACGCTTGTACGCACTAAATCGCCCGAAGATATTTTGAAGGACATGACTGTGTATCAGGCGCATGACTTGTACCGCCACCTTAAAGAAATGTTTGGAGGTTGACATGACTGATGAAGAAAAGAAACGCATGGAGTATCTCGAGCGTGTTGAGAAGACGGCTAGAGCCGCTTTCAGCGCCTTTAATGAGTCCCACGACTATGACGTATGGGATGCCGCACTTGATAGGCTTGAAGCCGTGCTGAAGGAGAAGCCATGAAAGGGCAAGGACAAAGAAGCTTTGTTGCTGAAAACCTACTTGGTTACACGGCTACAAGAGATTTAAACAGGTATCGTTTAAGCCGAAAGAAGTTGTGCTGGAAGTGCCAGAAAGATAAGCCTCAAAGCGGTGGTTCTGCACAAACACTAGACGGCTTTGGCGGTAGTGTGCACAAGTTTATTTGTAGAGATTGTTTAGATGCTAAAGAAAGGAGTATGAAACGTGAAGAGTAATCACAACGTCATTCGTGAGCTACTCAAAAGACACCCCGAGGGTTTGAAGTCACGCGAGATAGTTGAGATAACTGGCATAGATAAACGCGTTGTCAACAAAGCATTGGAGAGTGTCTTTGGTGTGTACATCGATCGGTGGGAGAAGTCTGTCTTTCGCAACACATTGTCGGCAGTATGGGTCGTCGTTGACGTGCCTGAAAACTGCCCTAAACCAGAAAACACAGGAAGGAGATCGCGTGAAAAGATATGCAACCCTGATGACGCTATATTTTTAAACAGAAGGAGAGAGATCAATGACTAGCGCTAATCAAATACAGGTAGCGGGTACTCACTACAAGACCAAAGCCATACAGCCGTGGGACTACATTGTTGCAAACAACATCGGCTACTTGGAAGGAAATGTAATAAAGTATGTGTCTCGTTGGAAAGACAAGGGCGGTGTTGATGACTTGCGAAAGGCTCAGCACTACCTGACCAAGCTAATAGAAACACAGGTGAAGTAATGGCTGCAACCCCCGAATCCAAAGTCAAGAAGCGCGTGCGTGAGATGCTAGATACGCTTGGTATATACCACTTCATGCCACCAGCCAATGGCTTTGGTCGGGCGGGTATTCCGGACATCATCGCCTGCATGGACGGACACTTCATAGCGATCGAGTGCAAGGCAGGCAAGGGCACAACCACGGCTCTGCAAGACCGCGAACTCGAGCGCATACAAAACGCAGGCGGCACAACTTACATAGCAAGAGAGACCAACATAGATGAACTACAACACCTACTCAGGGAGAAAAGAAGTGGCTTATGAAGGCATGATGACCCAAGCAGAACTGGAGCGCCGTGTCCAAGCCATGTCAGACGAAGAGCAAGAGCATTTCAAACTGCTCATACACAAACTCGTGATGTGCTACGGGGACGGCAACGCGCAGGGCGTGGTCATAGTGGGCAGAGCAGAAGACCAACTGGCAGGAGTCGTTACCCTTAACTGTAACGAGATGGAGGCGTCGCAACTCATGTTGGCGGCAAACGATTTTTTCGGCTTTCTAAACACCCTAGGCGCACCGCCCAAGGAAAACTTTAACTAAGGAGAAACTATGATTATCAAACGTGCTATTGCTGTAGAGAGCTTGACCAAGGTCTGTGAAGAGAGCTTGAACCTCATCAAGCAACTAATTGATGCTGACAACGAGGTGTATGCCAAAGGATACGAGGATGGCGTGACGGCTCAGGCTGAAGTTCAAAAGACTTTACGCCCTTGGGTTGGGCTGACGGATGAGGAAATATTGTCCGAGGCAAAACGATTTGCTTTGGGTCTTTCGTTTCCGTTTAATGGAATCACAACACCAGAAATGTTTGCCCGAACCATTGAAGCCAAACTCAAGGAGAAGAACAGTTGACCGCACCCTATAAACAGATCATCACGATCGACTTCGAAACCTACTGGGACACCAAGTCAGGTTACACACTGAGCAAGATGACAACCGAGGAGTACATACGTGACCCAAGATTCAAAGCCTTTGGAGCCTGCATCCACGAGTACGGATCAGACAAGCCAACCCAGTGGTACAGAGGAGATGAGCTCCCGCGCATTTTGGGGTGTTACGACCCTGTTTCTACTGCTGTTCTGGCTCATAACGCTCAGTTCGATGTGGCTATTTTGGAATGGGCGTATGACTGGCACCCATGCTTTATTTTTGATTCTCTGTCTATGGCTCGCGCCCTTCGTGGCGTGGAGGTGGGTAATTCGCTAATGAAGCTGGCGCAGGACTTCGGTCTGCCCCCTAAAGGTAGCGCCGTGTACAGCACCAATGGAATAGAGGATATAGATGAGGTGATGGAGTCTGAGCTTGCTGAATACTGCAAACACGACGTGTGGTTGTGCGAGCAGATCTTTACCCGCCTAGCCGTCGGGTATCCCCCCAAAGAACTACGGCTCATCGACATGACGCTGAAGATGTACACACGCGCTGTGTTGCAGCTTGACCCCAACATGCTGACCGACGCCATACTAGAGGAGAAAGAAACCCGTGAAGCCCTATTACACAAACTCGGCGTGGTGGAAACTGCACTGGCGTCGAACCCGCAGTTTGCTGCACTACTTACGCAACTCAACGTGGTTCCGCCAACCAAGACAAGTAAGACGACAGGCAAAGAGACACTTGCCCTCGCTAAGAACGATGCCCTATTTCAAGCGCTACTCAACGGTGAACGTGAGGACGTTGCCCTTCTATGTGAAGCGCGTCTTCGGGTTAAATCGACCACTGAGAGAACCCGTGCGCAGCGATTCCTCGATATTAGCAAGCGTGGTACGCTTCCAGTCCCTCTGTCTTACTACGGCGCACAAACAGGAAGGTGGACAGCAAGCCGTGGCTCGGCCATCAACATGCAAAACCTCAAGCGAGGCTCGTTCCTTCGTAAAGCGATTATGGCTCCCGCTGGCCACCAACTCGTCGTCGGTGACTTATCGCAGATTGAGCCGCGAGTACTGGCGTGGTTATCAGATTACACAGACATGCTGGACATCTTCAGGAGTGGCGGTGACCCTTACGCCGCGTTCGGAGCGCAGATGTTCAACATATCCGGACTTAGTAAAGAGTCTCACCCTGACCTTCGGCAATCTGCGAAGAGCGCGTTGCTTGGCTGCGGATACGGTCTTGGCTGGGCGGCTTTTGCTTCTCAACTCCTCACAGGATTCCTCGGGGCGCCACCGCAACGCTATGACTTGGCCTTTGCAAAGAAGCTTGGTGTTACTCAACAGGCAGCGGAGAAATTCCTCGATTGGGAGGTCAACGTCGAGAAGCTCCAAGCCATACCGCACACCTGTACCACAAGAGAGCTAGTCATCCACTGCCTAGCGGCCAAGGCCATCATCGACAAGTACAGGGCGACAGCCACGCCCGTGGTGGACTTCTGGAACCTACAGACCGAGCTAATACACGAGTCTCTTTACAAGGGCAAGGAGTATAAGCACAAGTGTCTGACGTATCGTAAGGGGGAGATTGAGTTGCCATCAGGCATGAAACTGTTGTATCCGTACCTACAAATCAGGCGACACACAGACGAGAAAACAAAAAAAGAGCAGGTCGAGTGGACTTACGGCGAAAATCGTACTAAGATATACGCAGGGAAAATAACCAACAATGTCACGCAGGGCGTAGCGAGATGCGTAATGACAGATGGTATGGTACGTACTGCAAAGAGATACTTTGTAGCGGGAACAGTGCATGACGAGCAGATCGTTGTGGTTCCTGATGCAGAGGTACAGGACGCTAAGACTTGGGTCTTAGCGCAAATGACTATGGAGCCGCCCTACATGCCGGGCATTCCATTGGACGCTGACGGTGGCGCGCACCGTAGGTATGGGTTAGCAAAAAACTAGGAGAAGCAATATTGAAGTTACCAACAAAAATAAGAGTAGGTAGGCGGTGGTACTCAGTCGAAGTAGTCGAAGCTATGCTAGATAAATCTGTCATAGGGCGTGTTCATTACGATGACCGCCGTATTCAACTAGGTCGAACGAGTAACATCACGGGCAGGCAGTTCAAGCCCGAAGAAATCACCGATACGTTTTGGCACGAGGTAGTACACACAATTCTCAAAGACATGGGCGAGCACCGCCTTAACTCCAACGAAGCGTTTGTCACCAAGTTTGCCAACCGATTAACTGAAGCCATTAACACAGCGAAGTTCGAATGAAAAAACCAGCATGGTCACACAGCAGCCTCAAAGATTTTGAAGGTTGTCAGCGCCGATACCACGAAGTTAAAGTCTTAAAGAAGTACCCCTTCCAAGAGACCGATGCAACAAAGTACGGCAATCAGGTGCATAAGGCTATCGAAGACTACATCAGGGACAAGACGCCAATCCCTGCTGAGTATGCGCAGTTCCAGCCTGTAGTAGACGCCATGCTGAATAAACCCGGACGAGCGCTTGCTGAGTATGAGATGGCATTAACTGTAGACCTACAGCCTACGGGCTGGAAGTCTCCTGACGTTTGGGTTCGAGGCATTGCCGACATCCTGATCGTTGACGATGAGAACCTTACGGCGTGGGTGGGAGATTGGAAGACTGGCAACAACAAGTACCCAGACAGGGATCAGCTTGTATTGATGTCACTCATGGTCTTTGCGCACTTCCCTCACATCCGCAAGGTCAACTCAGCGTTGCTGTTCATTGTCAAAGATGATATGGTCAAGATGCAGATGCAACGCGACCAAGCCGAGCAGTTCTGGTGGAAGTATCGTGAGCGCACTGCACGTCTTGAAGCAAGCTTTGAGAACGATGTATGGAACCCAAATCAAACCCCACTATGCGGATGGTGTCAGGTCACCGGATGCGAGTTCAATCCTAAGCACTAGGAGGAAGCAATGACACAAGTAAACGGCAAGCGTGACTACAAACACGCATACAAACTACAAAAGAAAACAGGCGAGACAGCCGATCAAGTTGAAAGGCAACGCGCTCGTAGAGCCTACGACAAGAAAGGAATTGATCGCGCAGGCAAAGACATTGACCACATCAAACCGCTGCGTGCTGGCGGTAAATCAACCGCTGGCAATACACGCCTGCGTAACAAGAGCGCTAACCAAAGCGACAACGGAAAATAAAAGCTTGGAGAAGCAATGGAAATTATCGAAGACAAAGCAATAGTCTTACGCACAAGGAACCCGCACAAATATAAAGTCATACCGAAACACAAGATCGTCGAGCGCATGGATGGTGGCTA